GGTGTTGTCTCATTGGTTAGCGGTGTTAACGGTGCTGTCCAGTTCAATAACGCTGGTGTTTCTGGTGGTTCTGCACTTGCTGTAGACGCTACGACCAAAACGTTTGGTTATGGCACTGATGGTGGAGCAGTTACCCAAGCTACTAACAAAGCTACTGGTGTAACGCTTAACAAACCAACTGGTCAAATTACAATGAATGCAGCAGCTCTTGCAGCTGATACTACTGTGTCGTTTACTTTGACTAACTCTTCAATTGCTGCTGGTGACATCCTTGTTATGAACCACATCTCTGGTGGTACGGCAGGTTCTTATTTGCTTAACGCTCAATCTGCTGCTGGTTCCGCCAGTATCAATGTTCGTAACATTACTGCTGGTAGCCTTTCCGAAGCTATCGTTATTGCTTTTGCTGTCATCAAATCTACTACTACCTAATCATGGCTACTTTTACTATTAACATTCCCGATGAGCTTATTCCTGCTATTGAAGCAGAATACTTGGCAGTAAGCACTGGTGGTGGTACGTCTGCTAGCAGTGCTGCTGAATACTTTGAAGCTTCTGTTATTGAGTCTGTACGGCAACGTGCTGATATTTATCAAGTTGGTAACTACCATCCTGGTGTGGTGACCGTTCAACCACGGTTCCTTGCTGATGGTCGTGGTAATCCTAACTACACCGGTGCTGACGCACTACCTTATGTTGTGGTTTACCCCGAGACCACTACTGTTACTACTGAAGTTACTGACCCGGATACCGGTGAAGTTACCCAAGAAACCAACGACGTTGCTTGGGCAGACGGTGACCAATGGACCGACCCTGTAACCAGCATTGTCTACGAATACAGCGTGGACGAAGAAGGTAATGGTTCTTGGGGATCGCCTACTCCGGCTGACGAGGAGGTTGTATGACTTTAGTTTGGGCGTCTGGTTACAACGGGATCACTGATCCTGACGCCCAGACGTATATCGCTGCAGTCGAAACCGCTGACGGTCAAGCCATCGAAGGTGATGTCGCTTTGGCGATTAACGACTTTGTGGTTGGCTGTAAAGATGACGGGATTTGGGACGCTATTAAGGCGTCCTGTATCCTTGCTGGTGCTAGAACTTTGAGTGGAGCTTTGGTTCCGCTCAAGGGGACAGCGCCTACTAACTACAACTTCGTCTCTGGTGACTATAACCGTGAGACGGGTTTGAAGGGAGATGGAAGCACAAAGTATTTAGATAGCAATAGGAATAACGATGATGATCCGCGAGATAGCAATCATAACGCCGCGTGGACTTCTGAAATAAACGCAGGTGTTATTTTGGCCGTGCAAGGAACCGCCAATGTGACTGGTTCAAATGTTTTACAACTGGCTGGTTGCAGAAACCGAAACAACAATATTTATAGTGTGACGCCCGTCGCTGGATTTTTCGCACATTCAAGAAACACTTCAAGCAGTTTTTCAGTTAGAAACGCAGGCGTAACTTCTACGGTGTCTCGAGGGTCCCAGGCGCCAAGTAGTCAAAACCTGACGTTATATCATGGAAGCAGTCCTAATGGAACTCACCGCCTCTCCTTCTACTCCATCGGAGAATCCATCGACCTTGAAAAGCTAGACAACCGCACAACACGGTTGATGAACCTGATCAGCTACTCACTGGCTAGTGGACTGCCTGATTTGTCCACAATGGATCTTGATGCCGCAAGTTATATCGGTGCTGTTTATCGTGCAGGAGGTACTTTGTCATGACGCAATCAGTAGATCTTGCTAATGCGATTAACAGCTTTGTTAAAGGCTGTAAGACCGATGGAACGTGGGATGCCATCAAAGCGTGTTGCATCATGGCAGCATGGGATGGGTTGGATGGAGCGTTGTATCCGTTGAAAGGTCCAGCTCCTACTAACAATAACTTCGTATCTGGTGATTACAACAGGGAGACGGGGTTAGTTGGGGATGGAAGCACGAAGTACTTAGACAGCAATCGAAACAACAATGCTGATCCACAGAATAGTAAACACCTTGCTGTCTATATGAGCACCCACGCAGTAAGGGATGGCACTACAAGGGCAACACTTGCTGCAGGTTCTAGCACAGCCGGAGCGTCTGGCTTGCTTACTACATCAAGTACTCGCTACTATCGCGCAAATTACACAAGCAATCCCGGCACTGGCAGAAACGATTCGGCTACAACCCCAGGGTTTTGGGGTGTTACAAGACAATTAGCCAGTCAAGCAACAGGTCGATACGGCGGGTCTAGTAGAACAATAACAGATACATCAACAACTCCTCTTAATGGCAATCTGCATGTATTTGCTAGGAACACTGGCGCCGATTATTCAGACGCCCGCCTCTCCTTCTACTCCATCGGCGAAAACCTAGACCTCGCCCTACTTGACAACCGCGTTTCAACCCTTATGACAGATATAGGAGCTGCAATACCATGAGTCCGATTTCTATTCCGGGGAAGGTGACGCTAAAGCAGTCAGACACAGGCGTCCCCGATTTCGACGCTCAGCAATACATTCTTGCGGTAGAAGCAGCGGATGGACAGGCTCTTGAAGATGGCGTGTCTCTTGCAATTCACCGCTTTGTTGCTGGTTGTAAGTCTGATGGTATCTGGGATGCGATTAAGGCAAGTTGCATCCTTGCTGGGGCGAGGACGTTAGCTGGGGCGTTAGTGCCGCTTGTCGGGACGGCTCCAACCAACTACAACTTTGTGGCTGGGGATTACAATCGTGAGACGGGGTTGGTTGGTGATGGTAGCACAAAGTATTTAGACAGCAATAGAAATAGCAATAGTGATCCAAATAGCGACGTACATCAATCTATCTTCATTAGCACAGCTCATACGTCTGGAGTTGGTGCTTATATCGGGGTCGGTTCCGGTGTGGCCGGGGCAACTCACATCCTTGCAAATTTGACACTTAACGAATTTGCAGCAAGAAATAGAAGCGATAACGCTTATGTTATTTCCAGTGCTGCTACATCTACAGGCTTTGCTGGAACCTCCAGGAACAATTCAAGTACGTTTTTATTGCGTGTCAACAATTTATCTAGTTCTTTTACTAGAACAGCAGATCCTAGTATGAACGCAAATAATTTTGTTTTAGCCCGTAATGGGGGAGGTAATAACATTTTAACAACAGGCCGCCTCTCCTTCTACTCCATCGGTGAAAGCTTAGACCTCGCCCTTCTAGACGCCCGCGTAACCACCCTTATGTCCGACATTGGAGCTGCTATCCCATGACCTACAAAATAACCAACACATCCCAACCCGCTGACCCGTATTACGGCGCGGTGTCGGTATTGCTAGATGGTAGGGCATTTGAAGATAGAAGTGTTAACCCAAAAACCATAGGTGGTACGTTTGTTCTGGACACAACTGAATCAAAGTGGAACGGTATTTCCTATAACACAGGCAGCAGCGGTTGGCAATATATGTCAGTGGAAAATACTGGCAACGCTTTTGACTTTGGGTCCGAAGATTTTACGATTGAATTCTGGATGAATACGTCGTTCATGAGAACTAACACTATATACAGGCATGTAGCTCTTAATTTTAACAGGGGATATAAGCCTATACTCATACAGTTTGTCGGCAACCAACTGAGATGTTATGCTTCAGGTAGTGGTTCTGCCTGGAATGTCAGCATTAATTCTGGATTTACCGTTAGTCTTAATACTTGGTATCACGTCGCGTTTGTCAGAAACGGGGACACATTTACACCGTATCTAAATGGGGTAGCTGGAAACTCTGCTACATACTCTGGAAGCTTGATGACGACCACTAGTAACCTTTATGTAGGCAGCTACCCGTCTGGAACTCCTAAAGACCCTTTCACAGGTAATTTTCAAGATGTTCGCATCACAAAAGGAGTCGCCCGTTACACCAGCAACTTCACGCCCCCTACGCAGCCGTTCTTAAACGTATTTGAGTTCCCCATTGTCAGAAGTGGCTTAGTTCTGTATCTGGACGCCTATTCTTATCCTGGTTCTGGAACCACTTGGACTGATTTGAGCGGTAATGGGAATAATGGAACTCTTGTGAATGGTGTTGGATTTGATAGTGGTAATGGCGGGTCTTTGACTTTTGATGGGGTTAATGATTATGTTAATTGTGGAAATATACTAAACTTTACCACAGAAAGTTTTACATTTAATATATTTTTCTATCTCACAACCACTACTACAAATGATCCCAACCAGGGACCAATTTTGTTTTATAAAGGTAATTATCGACTAAATGGATATTATCTTCAAATAAGTAAAACAAGTCCGGCGTTCGCAGCTTTTGCAACTAATCAATGGGGAGCAGTTCAAGCTACAGATTCTTCTTCTTTGTTAATAGTTGGAGCATGGAATTGTCTATCAGTAGTTAGAAGTGGTTCATCGGTTACAATTTATATAAATGGTGTAAATGCTACTTCTACTGCCGGAACTCATATAAACCCTGTCAGTTCTGGGGAAAATTTTCAGTTATCAGCATTAAGTAATACCATATTTGCTAATATAAGAATAGCATCATTTCAAGCATACAACAGAGCACTCACCGCAGCGGAAGTCCTCCAAAACTACAACGCACTTAAGGGGAGGTTCGGATTATGACCTACAAACTAACCAACACCTCTAACTTCACCCCACCCGGTCCTTTACCTACTTACTAACAATGATTGCACTTATTCGCCCGCTTCTTTTTCAATTCATTCAATCTGAAAAAGTGAAGCGTTTAGTTATTGATCTGCTCCGTAAACTTGCTGAGCAAACTGACAACACTGTTGACGACCAAGCTGTTGATTTCATCGAGCGTGGTCTCTTTGGCGGCTGATGGACTTGGGAGCACCACCGGTACTG